CGGATGCGAGTGTAAAAGATAGTGTAAGTGTAGCGGTGACACCCGTGTCACATCAGAAGTGTCACCCGTGTCACATCGGAAGCAAGAAAGAGGGCAGCCAGTGGGAATGTCCACCGACAAGCTCGCCAGCGGAAGAGATGCACAAGCGCGAAGAGGCGAGGGCTGCGAAAGCTGCCCAACGTCATGCCCGCTGCTAGGGCCAGGTGGATGCACGGTGGCGTGTGGCAATGAGGAGATAGGATGCCCGGTTGGTCGTGATGGTAGGGGGGAGTCAAATGTTCAGTGATTTCAACCGGAAGACCGTGATGGGGCTTTCGAGCGCGATTTCGGTCATAAACGGCGGCGGCTTTTAAGGGTCTGTAATCATGGGGAAGCGCGGTTCTGTAGGCTCACAGGCGAAACGAACAAAAGGGGTTGCGGCGGCGGTTGATGCCGGGTCGTTTCCCGCGCCTGACTACATGAGTCCGACTGCACTTGAGTACTGGACGGCAACGGTAGCGGCTTTTCCTGTGGGGCATTTCACGGATAGCGACCGAGTGCTGTTGGAACAGTATTGCGAGGCCGCAGCTACTCACCGGAATGCGGGGCTGATGATACAGAAAGAAGGGCGCAAGTACAAGGACGATAAGGGCATCTGGCGCAGGAACTTAGCTGTCGATGATGCCCACCAAGCGCGGTGTGATTGCGCCATGCTGGCTACCAAGCTGCGCATAACCAAGACGAGCATGATCTCTCCGAAGTCGGCTGGTAGGGCTGCGCAGGACGCAACGGATACCAACCGGGCCAATGATGGATTTGGCGGTCTGCTCTTTGATGGCAGTGAGGCGAGGCAATAGCGATCATGGGCAAGCACAAGCAAGTTTACAACTCCGCACGCTGGCAGCGACTACGCGCCGCGAAACTGCGGGCTTGTCCCTTGTGTGAGTATTGCCCACCTGACCGTAGGAAGGCCGCAACGGACGTTGACCACTTCAAGGCCATTGAAGACGGCGGTGCGCCCTACGACATGGAAAATTTACGCAGTGCTTGCCATGAGTGCCACAGCCAGAAGACTGCGCACGGTGAACGGCTGCACGGATGTGATGAAAATGGGTGGCCCCGCGACCAGCATAACCCTTGGAATGCTGCATGATTAACGGTGAACAGCAATATTGCCAGCGCGTCCAGCGCATAATCGCCTTCTGTGAACTGCTTACGCTGCCTGATGGCGCGTATGTGGGCCAGCGGGTGAAGCTGCGTGCGTGGCAAAAAGAGTTCATCAACGCAGTTTACGGGCCGCAGAACGCCAATGGGTTGCGCCGTGTGCGCGAGGCTCTGCTTACTATGGGCAGGAAAAACGGCAAGAGCGGGCTTATAGCCATGCTTTTGCTGGTTCACCTGTGCGGGCCGGAAGCTATCCGCAATGGGCAGCTTTACTCGGTGGCCTTTGACCGTGAACAGGCCGCGATTGTGTTCAAATACGCGGCTGCCATGGTCTACGCCAGCGAGGGGCTTTGCTCACGGCTGGTCGTTTTGGAGTCGAAAAAGTCCATAAAAGACCCAACCTCAGGCAGCGTTTATCAGGCACTTTCTGCCGAAAGCCGCACAAAACACGGTAAATCTTCAAGTTTCATCATCTTTGACGAGCTGGCGCAGTTTGGGAATGACCGTGAGCTTTATGACACGATGATGACGAGCCGTGGTGCACACGCAGAGCCGCTTGTAATGGTCATTTCGACCCAAGCTGCAAGTGATGCCGCCCTTTTGTCGGAACTGGTTGACCGGGGCAAGAAAATTATCTCCGGCGAGGTCATTGACCCCACAAGCGTTGCCTGTGTCTACGAAGTGCCAGCCGATGCCGATATTTTTGACGAGGCCAACTGGTATTTGGCTAACCCCGCGCTTGGCGACTTCCTGAATATCGAAATTTTGCGCGAGGATGCCGAGAAGGCCAAGGCAATGCCTGGGGCCGAGGCTGCATTCCGCAATCTGTATATGAATCAGCGCGTGAGTGCTGACAAGCCTTTCGTGACTGTGGACGTATGGAAGAAGAATGGCGGCAAGCCGAGCATGGAAGTTTTTGAATCTGGCACACCTTGCACTGCGGGCCTTGACTTGTCGAGCAAAAACGACCTCACAGCATTGGTGTTCGCTGCTGAGGATGAAGACCACAAGTACCATGTGCTGCCGTATTTCTGGACTCCCAAGGCAAGCATTGTGGAACGGGCGCACCGTGACCGCGTTCCTTACGACCTATGGGAGAAGCAAGGCTATCTGACGGCAACGCCGGGGGCCGTTGTGGACTATGACTATATTGCCGCGTTCTTGGGCGAATGCCACGCCAGCTACAACATTACCGGGATTCGTTTTGACCGTTGGCGCGTTGATCTGCTCAAGGCGGCAATCCTTAAGGCTGGCATCCCCTGTTACATCGAGGGCAAGGACGAGGCCGTTTCTGGCGGTATGCGCCTGATTCCTCACGGGCAGGGCTTCAAGGACTTTGGGCCAGCCGTTGACCGTTTGGAAGATTTGCTTCTTGAAGGCCGCGTGCTGCATGGCGGGCATCCTATCCTGACCATGTGCGCAGCAAATACCCGCGTGGTGCAAGACCCTGCTGGGAATCGTAAATTCGACAAGATGAAAAGCACAGGCCGCATCGACGGCATGGTTGCCCTTGGCATGGCGTTGAACTGGACTGAGGACGCCGCGCCCGTGAAAGAGGGCGGCATATTTGATTGGGCCGGATTTTTGGCCACAAGGGAGGCCCGCGCATGAGAAAGTGGTGGAATCCTGCCACATGGGTGAGCACTCAGCCCAAGGCATCGTATGGCGGAACGCTTGACGATGATGCCCGCATCATGGAGGCGCTGATTGGTGGCGCATCTGCGGGCTATCCCACTGCCAGCGGTGTGGTGGTCAACGAGTCCACGGCAATGCGGGTCAGTGCTGTTTACCGCTGTGTGGCCCTGCTGTCCGGCACAATCGCCAGTTTGCCATGCGAGGTTTACCGCAATGCCAAGGGTGGCAAGGCCGAATCTGCCACAGATCACCCGGCCTACTACCTGCTGCACAATGAGGCCTGCGCACTTATGACCGCGCACCAGTTTTGGCGCACGTTCCTTTGGTCGGCCTTCATGCATGGCAATGGCTATGCCCTGGTAGGCCGCACATCTCTTGGCGCACCTAAAAGCCTTTCATGGGTCGCTCCGCATCGTTGCACCCCAAAGCTGAGTGACGACAAAACGCGCCTGCTGTACCAAATGACTCTGCCTGATGGTCAGTATGCCGTATTTGACCAAGACGATGTGCTGCACTGGACGTTCCTTGGGTGGGACGGAACCAAGGGCATGTCGCCAATGGACTGCGCACGCGGGGCCATTGCACTTGCCGTAGCCGGTCAGGAATTCAACGAGAGGTTTTTCAGCCAAGGCAACGCGGCTGATTACGCCTTTGAGTTCCCGCAAAAGTTCGATGCTGAGCAGGCAAAAACTTTCTACGACATATGGGAGCATAACCACACCGGGCTTTCAAAGTCGCGCCTTCCCATCATTGCCGACAATGGCGCAAAAGTTACCCGCCTCGACTTCAAGGCCGATGAATCGCAGCTCATGGAGTCCCGCTCGTTTCAGGTCGAGGATATTTGCCGCTTTTATGGTGTCCCCCCGCACATGGTCGGTCACACCAGTAAAAGCACTTCATGGGGGACGGGCATCGAAGAACAAACGCTCGGCTTCGTTAAGTTTACATTGCGCGACATCCTCAAGGGGCTTGAGCAGGAGATTGACCGTAAGCTTCTGCGCTCTGCCAAGTTTTACAGCAAGTTCAACCTTGACGCGCTGTTAAGGGCCGATTCCAAGGGCCGCGCCGATTTTTATAAGGCAGCGCTTGGTGGCACGCAGAACCCCGGCTTTATGACGGTGAATGAAATCCGCGAGGTTGAAAATCTACCGCGCATTGAAGGTGGCGATAGGTTGCACGCGCCGGAACCAGCCACGCAGCCAGAACAAAGCAATCCAGACCAGACCACAAACGAAGGGGGCAGCAATGCAGCCTAACACGATGAACGCCCGCCAGTTGCTTGAAGATGCACGCGCCAAGGCAAAGGCCCGCATTGATGCTGGTGGCCCGCGCCTGCTGTCGCCCGCAACGGTGGTCAATGCCGCTGGCGATGAAGCCACGGTGTATCTTTATGATGCCATTGACTCATTTTGGGGCATTGATGCTGGTGAGTTCGTCAAGGCGCTGAGCGAAATCACTGCCAAGACAATTCATCTGCGCATCAACTCGCCGGGTGGCGCAACGGCAGATGCAGAAGCGATTCAAGTTGCCTTGCAACAGCATCCTGCCAAGGTCATTTCTCACATCGATGGGATGGCTGCTTCTGCTGCGACATATATAGCATTGTCTGCTGATGAAGTTGAGATAGCAGATGGTGGCCTGTTTATGATTCACAATGCTTGGGGTGTTGCTGTCGGCAATAAAAGCGAAATGCTCTATTTCGCTGATTTGTTGGGTAAAATCGACGCAAACATACTGCGTGACTACCAATCCAAGACCGGGGCTAGCACGGAGCAGATCAAGCAGTGGATGGACAACGAAACGTGGTTCACTGCGCAAGAAGCCCTTACCAATGGATTTGTTGACCGCATTTACGGCAACGAGGACGCGCCCGCCGATAGCGCAGCAGCTAGCGCGAAGAAAGGCGATGAAGACACCAGCGACCCCCACAAAAAACCAACAAAAAACTCTGCCGAAGATCAGGCCGCGATTGCTGCGCACATGCGCCGGGAACGTGAACTGGCCTTGATTGAGGCAGGCATATAGCGGGAACCCCGCAACAAACAACTCCCATGGAGGGAACGATTATGGCTATTTCCATTCAAGCCCTGCGGGATAAAAAGGCCGAAAAAGCGAAGGCCGCCCGCGAATTGCAGACCAAGGAAGACTTTACCGCCGAAGATCAGGCCGCGTTTGAGGCGCTGATTGCCGAAGCCGCCGCCATTGAGGCGCGTATTCAGGCGCAGATGCAGCTTGACGGCCTCGCCGACCCCGCCAACGCGGAAGGCATTGCCGGGGCTGCCAACGAGGGCGGGCGTGCCGAGGTCGAGGCCAAGCCTGTGTATCGCAACCTTGGCGAACAGCTCATTGACGTGCAGGCTATGACCCTTGACACCGCCGAAGCTCCCAAGGCTCGTGAACGCTTTGTGCAGGTGGTCAATGCTGCCTCCGGCGCGTCCACTGGTGTGGACAGTGAGGGCGGCTATCTTGTGGAAAAGGACAAATCCAGCGAGATCATGACCACCTCGATGGAAACCGGCCTGCTGGCCCGCCGCGTCACTGTGCAGCCCATCAGCGCCAATTCGGACGGCTTTGAATACCTTGTTTCGGATGACCGCAACCGCACCACGCGCAACGGCCTGTCCGTTTACTGGAAGGGTGAAGCCACTACCATGTCCTC